GGGTAGGTTGACAACCTATCTCACACTGGTGTTCACATTCATGGTTAAATAAAAGAAGATTCTCTTCGTGCATCCTAAGGATTCACCAGGAATAATCCTAGAGAAATTATTTATTATAATAATTTTCTCTTAAAATCTGAGAACTTCAGACCGGAAATTTTGAGCTTATATACTGTGTATGTAAGATAAATTAATAAGCTGTGCTTAAAAGGATACCTATTATGTCTGCAAATGAGACAACTACAACCAATGATGAATCTACAACCAACAATGGTGTCACTCCTGATGGTGTGCCCCAACCTGCCGGTACTTCTGACGTTGATGCTATCGTAGCTGAACGCGTCAAAGAGACTAAAGGTGCTCTTGATCGTGCCTATAAACAGCGTGACGAAGCGTTGGCGAAAGCTGCCGCATTCGAAGCTAAAGAGCGTGAGCGTGAACTTGCCAGACTTCAAGAAGAAGGAAAGCACCGTGAAGCATTTGAAATGCAACTCGCTGAAGTGAAAGCACAAAAAGAAGAAGCCGAACGCAAGTTGGTTCAACTAACACGAGATAATGAAGTAAGACGCGCATTGACCTCATTCGACTTTAAGAATGATCGTGCAGCTGAAATTGCATTTAAAGAGATTATTGCAGGTCTCACTCAGGATGCCAGTGGCAATTGGGTAGGCTCAGGCGGGGTTGCAGTCAAGGCTTCTGTCGAATCATTCGTAAAGGATGAATCTAACAGCTTCTTGCTAAAACCTAAAGCAAACAGTGGTGGTGGCAGTACTCCTGCAGATCATACAACTCCATCGACTTCGAAAGAAACATCTGTGTTTAAGATGTCTCAAGAAGAAGTCATTCGTCGTGCTCGTGAGGGTACACTAAGAAAATAATTAAGGGAACTTAAATGGCTGTTATTACTAACCTTCAGGGTGCTGATAATTTTGTATTACAAGAAGCGATCAGTGCGTATACTGATGAAGCTTACACAAATGCCAAGAAATTGACTGGTACTGGTATCGTAGGTACTAATGCTCAGATCGATACAAATACCGAAACATACATCGGTCAAATTCGCTGGGAAAAGCCTTTGCATGCAAATATTAACATTGCATCTTTGACAGACCCTACAAGCGGTACGCCTACTACCACTGCTATGGACTACTTGAAATATATCAAGACAGTTCGTACACACGGTGCTCATAAAGTTAACGTTCAAGAAATCATCACTCAACGTGACGGTTTGGCTAAGATCGGTCGTGACTTTGGCGAAACACGCGGTCAAGACGAACATAACTCTATCCTTGCTATTTTGAAAGGCGTTGCATTGTCTGAAGTATTGCTAGGTGCTGGTTCAGCTTCTGGTCATGCAGGTTTGGGTGGTCAAACTTTCGACAACGATCCTACAGATAACAAGTATGGTTTCTACGTCGACCTCGGTGCTGATACAGTTATCACTGCTGCTGCAATTGCAAACCAAGGTGCGAATCGTGCTACCGGCTTCCTGAATGCTGTTGGCGCTGCTTACAAAGACTACGAGCCTGAGTATTTCTACTTAGTTGTGTCTCCTGAAGTGATGGCTTCATTGCGTTCTGCAAACTTGATGGACGAAGTAGTTGTTACAGAAGGTAACATGAACTTCTCTACAATCTTCAGTGGCAAATTCCGCTTGATTCAGACACGTGCTCAACAAGGCTTCACTACTGCGCAAATGACTAAGTTAGCTACAGGTGCTGGTGTTGATATCGTTGGTTCTAAGGTATCTTTCATCTGTACACCTGCTGCAATTGCACAGGCTGGCTTGAATGTTCCAGTTCCAGTTGAAATCTATCGTCGTGCTGATACATACCAAGGTGGTGGTGAGACCTCTATCTGGTATCGCTGGGGCAATGTCTACGCACCTAACGGCTATAGCTGGGCTGGTAGCGAAAGCGTGTTCCCTGCTGATGCTGACTACATGGGTGTCAATACCTACGGTAGCAATGGTACAGTGACACGTGGTGCTATCGAAGCTGCTACTGATAATTTAGCTGGTGTAACAGGTGCTTGGACTCGTAAGGCGACTTCTGCATTGTCATTGGGTATCCTCCCAGTATTCCACGCATAAGCAGGTGATAGACTATGGCGCTTATTAAAGGACTCAATTCTTACGTAACAGTGGCTGAGTCTGATAGCTATTTTGCTAATCGTATCGACGTTGCTGCATGGGAAGTTGCAAGTGATGTACAAAAAGAGCAAGCTCTTGTCACAGCAACTACCATATTAGAGACAGTCCTATGGTGTGGTGTCGTAGTCGATGACTCTCAAGCGTTGGCATTCCCTCGCAATGGTTATTACTTTGATCCACGACTCGGTAAGCAAGTTTCTCTATCAGATCTTGGTACACCTAATCGTGTGTTACAAGCTTGTATGGAAACTGCATATCACTTACTAAACAATGATGGTTTAATGGACGAGACAGGAACTGTTCTCGACATGCAAGTGAGCGGAGTCTCTATGACTAAGATACGTAACCCTAGCAAAATGCCCGGCATCGCCCGTACATTAATCCAGCCGCTGCTCTCTAGTAACGCTAGAAACTGGTGGAGGGCTAACTAATGGGTAATCTTGCGCTTGTAGATACAGGTTTAAGATTGGCGTTTAATGCTATGAAGGATCTTGCGCAGGATGTTACGTTTGTTTCTGAAAATGCCGGTACATTCGACTTTACCACTGGAAAGGCTGTTTCACAGACAGTAAATAAGGTGGTTAGAGCAGTCATTACAACAACAAGCACCGCGACAGATACCGTCGGAGTCTCTAAGATCAGCTTGCTGGTGAAATCGAGAGATCTGGCTTCGCTGACGAGATGCACACATATCATTATCCAAGGTGTCACTTGCAAAATTGTGAGTGCCTCCAAGGATACAGGCTATGTGGCAATGTTTGAGGTAATCAAGAATGGCTAAGTTTTCAGATCTTCAGACCGGAGTATTTGGGGTTTTCTCTAGCGACAGCTGGAATGCTCTCAATATCTTGACAATTCCGCAAAACTTCGTAGCTGCACCGTCAGTTACCACTTTCATTAGAGTAGGCATTATACCCGGTTCTCCGGGCATTAATAGATTGTCTGTTAATGGTGTACTTCTCATAGAAATATTCACGCCTGCTAATTCTGGCCCTGTAGCCAGTATGCAGATTGCGGACTCATTGGATTCATTTTTAGGTTCAAATACAGTGTCGATTTCCCCTAAAACCTCAGTACAATTTTTTAATAGTACAATTGGAACACAGGCACTTGATAAAGTAAACCCCTCTTTGTTTCGAATGATTTACTCAATCCCTTTTAAATACTATGGAGTCCTTTAATGGCACACATCTCTTCTATCGGCGCAGGTATGTTCTCTGACTTGGCAATTGCTTTGCCTGGTACCGCTGTTGCATTATCAACTGTAGATACCCAAACTGAGTTTGAGGCTCTATTCGCTTCTGACATCACTTCTGGCGGTACTAAGGGTACAGGTACATTCGCTCGCGTTATGAACGTTCGTGAATTTCCTTCAATGGGTATTCCTGCTAACATTGTAAAAGTGCCTACATACGGTCGTCGTATGAATGCGCAAGTTCAAGGTCAAGCAGATGCTCCTACTTTAGAAATCAAGCTTAACTTTGTACCAGCTGATTGGGCTGCAAACACTGACTTAGGTGCTATCGTAGGTGATGGCAATCAGTATGCTTTCCGCTTTACAATGCTTAACAACGCGCCTACTGGTGTTGATGGTTATGCTTCTAAAGCAACAGGCGTAGGTTCAGTTCAAAACTCTGAATTCTACTGGGTAGGTAAAGTAGAAGCTTTACAAGTTACTGCAGCCTTAACTGACGCTAACCAAGCTACATTAACGATGACTATCCAGTCTCCGTTCTATGGTGCTTACACTTGCTAATTTGCGAGTGATTGACAGGTGTCTTAGGATGCCTGTCTCCTTAATTTATGAGAGATTAACATGCAACAGCCAAATACAGGCGAGATCGCTCCTTTTGATAAGAGCTTTGTGTTGCGACTTACTGCGAAGCATCAGCGAAAAGCTTTGGATATTAGTATCCGAAAGACTTTCGAACGTATTAAAGACTTCCCAGATGATACTATAAAATCAGCTGAAGTTTTTGAGACATTAATGTTACTTCACGCACAGCGAGCACAATTAGATGAATTCCAACAAATCAATTCCGAACATTTCAAAGGAAAATAATATGTCACAATTGACAGGTATCAAGGCACTCGTAGGCCGTTCAAAAACTATGAAGACTAAGTTTTTAGACTCTGACGTTGTCATCAAAAAGCTGACAGTTGCAGAAGTCTTGGATATCCAGGAAACTGCCAAAGATACAGCTGACAATGAAACAGCTGGCTTTGATATTCTTAAAAAGGTGATTCGTACAGCTACCGAAGGTGGTGCGGATTTGACCGACGAAGACTTCCAAAGCTTCCCTATGGATGATTTGAGCAAGCTCTCGAATGAAATCATGAAGTTCTCAGGAATGGGAAACGACCCTCAGAAGTAGGTCTCTCTAATGATAAGCTATTGTTGTTTGAAGTTGCATACCAGCTTAAAACACCTGTATACTTATTGTCAGAAATGCCATATGATGAACTTCTAGATTGGATCGCGTATTTTGAAAAGCGACCTGTTGGGTGGCAAGACGATGATCGTACTTTCAAGCTTTTGCAAGCGCAGGGTGTCAAAGCACAGCCTGGTGAAATATTTACATCGTTGAAGAAGGTTTACGCAAGTACTCCTCAGATTGGTGACAACGGTCAAGTTCTTGGCGATTTGAGCAATAGTGGGTTATTTAGTAAAATGATGGGCGCGATAGGGGGTGATAAACTTGAATTTTAATTTACGAGCACTTGTAGATGTAAAGATTGCCGCTAGCGTGTCAAATGTTAAGCAATCGCTGTTGCAGGATCTCGCACAAGCGACTCCTGTTGACACCGGTCTGGCACAGTCTTCATGGCGATTAGATAATAACGGTAATATCGTAAACGATGTACCTTATATCTCTGAGCTGGATGCAGGCCACTCTCAACAAGCACCTTCGTACTTCATCGAGACGACTGTCTTGTCTAATCCAAATGTGCGCTCTAATGGCACAATCGTAGTCGATACAGATTCCACGCCTGGTTAACGCCAGGTTCGTCCCTCCTTAATTGGAGGGATTTTTTTAGACAAGGAGTTATTCATGTCAGGTATTTTAATTAATGTAGGTGTGGACACTGGCTCCTCCTACTCTAAAATTGACACACTAAGTACGAAATTACAGTCCGTACCTAATAAGAAAGACGTAAAGATCAATGTGACAGCTGATGCTGCTGTATTGACCGAGATGCGTTCTTCACTAGACAGCCTCGCAAAAAGCGCAGCGGATACAGCTGATGTAACACGGAAGACACTGACCGACATTCAACGCAGCATGTCTGATATGATGCTTCAAATGCGTAAGCTGGGTTCAGATGGTGATGCTGCTTTTAAACGACTTGGCGGCAGCATTGATGTTGTGGGCAATAGCCTGAAGAGTGTTACTAGTAGTTTCAAAACATTAATCACAGCTGTTGCATCTGGTGCACTTCTAAAAGGTGTCAATGACGCAGCAGATAGTGCTCAGAACTTGCAAAACCGTTTATCACTGGTTACTGGTTCATACCAAGACATGCTCTCATTGCAAACCAAGCTTTCAGCTGTGGCACGTGAGACACGCTCATCTTTGGCTGGTGTCGCTGATGTGTTTGTCCCAATGTCACTTGCTCTGAAGAGCCAAGGTATGGCAGAAGAACGTCTGGTAGGCATTGTACGTACAATCCAACAAGCATCTGTGATGTCGGGATCTGCACCTGAGTCTATTCGTGCAGGTCTGGTACAGCTGAGCCAAGGTCTTACATCGGGTACAATTCGCGGTGAAGAACTTAATTCTGTAATGGAGCAGATGCAATACCTAAGCTTGGGCTTACAGAAACAGCTCGGTATGAATGGTGCAGAGCTGCGTAAGTTTGCGATGGAAGGTCGATTGACGTCTCAGATGTTCGCTGAGTTGGTCGAAAAGATGAAGGCAACGACTGACGAGGATTTCTCGAAGTTTGCGCCTACAGTCGCACAGGGTTGGGAACGTATTAGTGACGCTATCTCAATGGCAGTTTCTAGTTTGTCAATGACTTCTGGCTTCTCCGCTGGTTTCGCAGCTGTGTTGTTCGATGTCGGAAGTGGTATCGACGCAGTAGGTAAGTCCGCAGATTTGGCTTTAGCCAATTTTATGAGTTCAGTATCCAGCAATAACGGCCTTGTAGCTGGTATCGGCAACCTCGTTATAAATGTGATGAGAGAATTACGTGACAGCGTAATCAATACAGATTTTTCATGGATCGGGAATAGTCTCGTTTCAGCGATCTCTTCAGGTCTTAGCCTCGGCGCTATGTTAAACATTGAAGATTTCAAGGACGCAGTGATAGGGGTATTCACTGGTCTTGGTGCAGCAGTTTCAAATATATTTTCTGGAATTTTCAACCCGTTAGTTACAGCGTTTCCGGTGTTAGATCGCTTAGTCGCAGGTTTTGAAATTTTAGGTTATCTTGCTGAAAGCTTTCTACACAAGATCACGCTTTCTGCCAGCGATGCCGTAAACTCCATTAAAAATATCTTTAATATTGTACCTGAGCACAGTGCTGCAGAAGCTCCAATGCGCTTCTTCAAGACTAGTCTTCACCCAAATAACGCGACACATGAAGCTGCTAAGCCTCCTGCAACGTGGGAATACCTTACACCGGGTGCTGCAGCGAATACTCCTAAAGATTTAACCTTCTCCACTCCTTCCGACGGCTTGATCGATACATGGGGGTCAGCCGTAGGCAAAGCCGCTAATACGACTGACAGTCTTATTAAGCGTTTGGAGGCTGCTAAGATAGGTGTATTAGATCTAGCTGGTGTGTTCCTGATCGTAGGTGAGAAAGAGAAGGCTCACAGTGAACTTAAGAAGCAGTATATTGAAGATCTTCAAGCTGATACTACCAGCTGGAAGCATGAACTATACGGTGGTATTGCTGAGCCTTTAGACCCTGCTATCGTTAAGCCGGTGAAAAGAGGCCTCGACCGCGTCCCCGGAATGGTGGACACAGAGTTCTTCAAGGCTTTGCAAACATACGGCAAGCTGTTAGACATGATTGAAGCTGGCAAGGCTGATTTACTGCATACAATGGTGCAGTCAATTGCCAGTACGACTATGCAAGACATCCCTACTGCTCTGCGTGCTGTAACTGGTGTTGCACATACGGTTATTACAGATGCGTGGAATCTGCTTTCTACCACAGGCTCTCGTTTCTATCGTAGAGAGGTATTGCCTGGGCATATGCAACAGTTGGGCAAAACAATTGTGGCACATCCGTTGCTTGGCTATGGCGTTGCGGAATTCAACAAGGCAATCGACCTTAACCAAAAGTATGCTGAAAAGGTAAAAGAGATCTGGGCTAAGTCAGGGGACACCGCTAATAAATTCGGGCTTATGACAGGGATGCTTCCTGAAGTTACGAAGATCGGTATTGCGATTGGCTACATCGACACACCTGCAGATGTAATCCGTAAAGCTGCCCAAGATGTAAAAACGCGTCTGTATAAAGCAGTTGATGACTACGCGATGCAGAATATTGTTGCAATGGGTAGCTACCAAATGATGGGTATGCTGGGTACCGGTGCAGTCTCTGCTAGTGCCGGTCTTGCAGCCGGACTCGCCTTCAAGGTCATGCTTAGCATGGGTAAGCATTATGTGGATGAACTCGTAAACTATATGCATCCTGCGATGGAGCGTATGCAAATCAAGGCTACGCAACTATTGGTGGGGATGAACATTTACGACCCTGTTATGGCAGGTGTGGCAGCTGCAAGCAAGGCTGCTAACGCGATCGTATATGGTTTTATGCATCCGCTAGAAGGCTTGACGTATGTACTCAATGGTGTGCTCGACATGGTTGTCGGGACATTACTCTTTACATTTGGTGGCCTGTATTCTAAGCTATTTGCAGGCTTCGCTGCATTTGGCGGTGCGGGCGGGATTGTCCTGGACGAACTTCGTGCTCCGCTAGAAGGCTTGGCAGAAAGCGTTGGAGCCACTCTGCATCACATGGCACTTAAGGGCTTAGTGGAGGGTGTTGTCAACGCCGTATTGTTTATTGGTGATATGTCCGCAAGCTTGTTCGATGGCTTCTTTAAAGGGATGTTTGGGGATTTTGGGGCTGAGCTAATTTCTTGGATTCCAGGCTTAAACATTCTAGCAAATAGTGCTGTACACGCAATGCTTGGTATTGCAGGAGCTATCGCACTGATTCACAAGGGTGCTAGAGAAGTTCTTCAAGAGTTCGTGATGGGTAGCGACAAGAAGGGTCGCTATGGACTGGTAGATTATTTTAGCTTGCAGCCAAAGGTTTCGGCAAACGGCTCGCAATACAAAGACATTAACTCTAAAGTCATGGGAGCTGCTGCAGGTGCTGCCTTTCTGTCTGCATTTGTATCTTCTGTGTCGATGCTTGAAGCTGCCTCAATCGGTGTACCTCTTGCATTATTTGCATTGTTTGGTAAATCTGGTGGTAGCGCAATAATCCAGCACCAAATAGGTGTAGCGACTTCAATGGTGTCCGCAGGGGCATCTCGAATGAAGAATGCTTTTATGAATTCTTCGTTTGCAAGTTCGACGCACGCACCTGCTGTATTAGCTGTCTTGAATGCATTCTCCACATCAGCTGCGGCTGCACCTTCTCGTATCGCTGACGCTAGTGCTGCTCTAAGCGCGAGTGTGTCTGCCGCTAGCGCTAACTTCACCAAGAATCGTGATGCATATATTTCAGGTAAAATGGGTTTCTTTACAGCCCTGAAGAATCATGACGCCACTATGTCCGATTTACCATTGCCTCCCTCACCACTTAAAACAGGTATAGGTGGACGTCAAATTGATACACGCTTGCCTGTTTGGAGCGGTTCGCAGAGCATGAAACCGACTCCTATCATGTCGTTGGGAGACGCATCTGCTAATATGTTGATGTCGCTGGGACTGTTGTCTGACAGCTGGAAGACAGGACTTGCAAAGATCGGCTCTTTGACAGATGCGATGTTACCCAAGCTTACTGCGAGTTTGAGCATGTTTGCACAGGGTGCAGGATCTGCTATTTATAACGGTATTGCTGCAGGCTTTGCGGCATTAACACTACGACTGCCGACGATGGTATCACGTATCGGTGATATGCTCTCAGGGCTTCGTATCGCCACTCTTGGTATTGTGAATGCTGTAGGGCATCTCGGTGCGTATGTCGGACGTGTAGGTGGCACAGCTGCGACTAGCATATTCTCTACCAGTAGCTTGTTCGACTCGTTTAATAACTTTACGACAGCTATGAAGGATGCTGCTCGTCTGAGTTTCTCTAAGATTGGGGACTTGCTTCGCAATAAGGTGAAACATATCGCTGTGGCGGCTGCAGGTATTGCCGCTATGGGCTACGCTGGCGAAGGTAAGTCAGCTATCGATAACAGTAAAATGATGATCGATAATGCCTTACAAGACTTTGGCTTGGCTAAGAAAGACATGTTTGACTCTAGTAAAGAGACTCGCTTGTATTCAACCCTCGCAGGCGCAAATATCTCTCCAGAAGTTATGAATGACCCTGATCTTAAAGGAAAGGTTAATGCACCTGATCTGACTAGTTTGGTTGCACAAATCGACTTCTCCAAGGTTTCTGACCGTGAAATGAAAGGCTTGCTAGAACTTACCAATAAGTATAGCCAAGCTGTTTATGACGTGAATCAGAAGAAGCTCGAAGGAGTTGAGATCGACAAAGATGATCTGGACACACTTAGCAGAATCCAGCATCAGGTGGAGACACAGCTGGGTAAGAGGGCTATCAAGGCCAAAGGTAGTCTGCAAGACATCGTGGATAATCAATTCCAGGTTACAATGCACGATGACTTCTTGCAGTCTGTTCCTACAACATTTAAAGGTTTGTTCGAGAACTATGACCGTCTCTCCAGCGCGAAACAGACTGAGCTGGTTAAGGCTTGGAATGAAGCTGTAACTTACAGCAAACTTGCTGCGGAGAATACTGTAGATCCTAATAATTGGGATGCTGTAGGAGCTGCTGCTGAAGCCTCTCCCTTATATAAGCGCAATATGGACGAGCTTACTGCTGTTAGAAAGGATATGCAACGCTCGTCTGCAACGGATGCTCAGAAAGAGCTCTTAGCTGCAAAAGAAAAAGAGTTGATGGCTGAAAATGCCAAGATCAAGGCTGACTTCCACAGTGTTAAAGGCAGTACTTTCGCAGATAGCTCTGCCTTCGCTAGTGACAAGCTGTTCCAATTGCTGATTCAAAGTTCATCGGACGCCATTGCCGCTAAAATGAAGCAAGCTCTTGATACGCAATTGAATACTGCAGACGGTATTCAGAAACAGTTCGGAACTGACTTCGGAGAAAAGTATAGTAAATTCTATATGTCTCAAAACAGTGTAGATCGTATGAGCGCGATTAGCGGAG